ATATGCTGGTCTACAGTGGCTGTGAACTAGAGCATTGGAGAAACAAATTTAAAGGTAAAGAATGTATTCAAGTATTTTTACATTATAATAATCGCAAGACACCAGGAGCTAAAGATAATATGTTTGATAAGAGACCTCATTTAGGACTTCCTTCTTGGTTTAAACGATGATATAATTCTTAGATGGAGGCAGGGCACCACCACATACCCCCTGCTTCCTTCTAAGGATATATATATGTTATTAGGAATAGACACATTTGCAGCCCAACCATTTTCAGCCACAGGCAATGAAGGAAATGTTACCCTTACTATTTCTAAAAATCAGCTAACTTTAACGATTGGACCCGTAGGTCAATCAACTACATCGATTCACCAAACAACGGGAGCAGATACACTTATATTAGGTACAGGATCAGTTACTCTATCAACTACGGTTGATGTAGACTCAGGACTTAAAAACCCATTAGTTTTAGGTACGGGAACTGTTACTGTTTCTGGTAATGCAGTAGTGGATTCAGGTCTTGGAAATCAGTTGATTATTAGAACTGGAACTGTTACAATAACAGGAAATGCTAATGTGACAGCCGATAAAGTCCCATTAACATTGACAACAAAAGAATCAGGAGTAATTACTTGGAATGAAGTCATACCAGGAGTAAGTATGATTTGGGTACCAATAGAACCTTATTAAAATTATGGCATCAAATTATTCAACAGACTTATCATTAGAACTCATTACAACCGGTGAAAAAGCTGGTTTATGGGGAACTATTCAAAATACTAATTTAAAATTATTACAAACAGCAGCTTCAGGATATACAACTGTTACTTTAAGCAGTGGTACTACGACTTTAAGTTTGGCCGATGGATCAGATACTGCTAACGGAAAACATATTTACATAAAACTTATTGGTACATTAAGTGGAAATTCATTATTAGAAATGCCAGCTACTACAACTGGTGGAAATGCAAACAGAGTATATTTTGTAGAAGATGCAACTGATAGAACAACTACTCAGTATACAATACAGATTTTTACTACAGGTCAAAGTGGTGCGACGTATGTTAATTTACCTACAGGCGCTAAAGGGGTTATTCAATCAGTTGGAGCAACTCCCGCTAGTTATATGTCTTTCTTAGAACCCGGTGTTAAAGAAATTGATTCAGCTGTTAATACTACTTACACAGCAGTTTCAGGAGATGTACTTTTAATTAAAGCTGCAACAGCTTCAGTTACTGTTACTTTACCAGCTGCCCCAGCAATGGGTGATGAAGTTACCATAATGGATTCCTCTATCACAGCGGTTGGCTTTGGAACTAATAATTGTATAGTTAATCCAAATAGTTTAGCACTTCAAAGAGCCGCTGGTAATTATACAATGGCAACCAATAATCAATGTGTAACGTTTTATTATACCAACGCGACAATGGGTTGGCAGGTTAAAACCAATAGTACCTCATAGGAGTTAAGGATGCTTACGAAAATTAAGTTTGCTCCTGGCATTGACAAACAAGACACTGCCGTAGGTGCAGATGGTCGTTGGGTCGATTCGGACAACGTTAGATTTAGATATGGATTACCTGAAAAGGTAGGGGGTTGGCAATCCTTATTAGCAGAAACAATGGTAGGTGTCGCTCGAAAGCAACACGCCTTTGTTGACCAAGAGGGTAATAGATATATTGGAATCGGTACAGATAAATTTTTACTTATTTATTTTGAAGGTCAACTTTACGACATCACTCCCATTAAAACAAAAATTACAACTGTTGGTATGTCTAATGCCAGTGGTACCAAAGAAGTTTCTTTAACTTTTTCAGCGTCTCATAATCTAGAAGCAGGGGATATAATTTATTTAGATAATGTAACCGTTCCTGTAGGAGTTAATTTAACTGATGCGGCTTTTGAAGGAAAATTATTTCAAGTAACAAGACTTACGACTGACTTGATTGCAGTCATTACAGGAACCGAACTTACATCTGGTGTAGGAAGTGGTGGTACTTGTGATGTTACTCCTTACGAGAGAATAGGACCTGCAGCTCAAAGTTATGGTTATGGTTTTGGTGTTACTCAATTTGGAGGAACCGTTCAGGGATCTGCTAGTTCAACTTTAAACGCAGGTATCGTAGCAGCCGACACTACTATTACTTTAGTTGATTCAACAAATTTTACAGCTCCAGCTGGAACAATTTTTATTGGAGATGATTATAGTTCTACAGGTGAACTTGCAACATACGCAGGCAATTCAGATGCGGCTCCGGGAGATTTAACAACGGTAGCTAGAAGTCAGGATGGAACAACAGCTCCTATAAGTACAAGTTCTGGTGTTGAAGTTCAACAAGCGACAGACTGGAGTGGATGGGGCGATGCAGCAGATGCTGCAACGATTACATTGGAACCAGGTTTGTGGTCTTTAAGTAATTTTGGAGATGTATTAGTTGCAACTATTGCTAATGGAAAAACTTTTACTTGGGATTCATCTATCGCAGCAAGACTAAGTACACCCGCTTCACAAACCACAACTGGATTTGCAACAACAAATAATCCTACTGCTACTAGAGTTACTTTAATTTCACCAACAACACGTCACTTAATTCATTTAGGAACAGAAACAACGGTGGGTACTCCTGCGACTCAGGATAATATGTTTATAAGATTCTCTGCCGATGAAGATATTAATGAATATACAGTTGAAGCAACTAACACAGCAGGAACCCAAAGACTACAAGATGGAACTAGAATTATGGGAGCTATGAAAGCTAAAGAAAATATTCTCGTTTGGACTGACAATGCTTTATATTCAATGAAATTTGTTGGGGCTCCATTTACATTTGGCTTTGAACAAGTAGGTACAAACTGTGGATTGATTGGACAGAACGCAGCAATTGAAATCGATGGTGTTGCTTATTGGATGTCTAACAATGGATTCTTTTCTTTTGATGGTACTGTTAACTCTTTAGCGTGCGCGGTCGAAGATTATGTCTTCGATGATTGTGATACAACTAAAGGTCAACAAATTAACGCAGGGATTAATAATTTATTTACCGAAGTAATTTGGTGGTATCCGACAGCTAACTCTACTTTTAATGATAGATATGTAATATTTAATTATGGAGAAACTAATAAAACTCCATTACCAATGGGTAATTGGTACACTGGAACTAATGCAAATTCTATTAGAACTACTTGGATTGATTCATTAGTATATCCAAAACCTTACGCAACTGCTTATAATAGTAGCGGTGTTGGTAGTTATCCAGTCGTGATTGGTGAGCAGGGATTAGGTCGAAGTGTTTTATTTGAACACGAAACGGGGACCGATCAAGTTAATCCAGATGGAAGTACAACTACTTTAACTTCTTTTATAGAATCATTTAGCTTTTCTTTACAACCTGATCAAAGTGAAGTATTCCTAGCTATGAGAAGATTCCTACCTAACTTCAGGGTCTTGAATGGAAACAATCAAGTAACCATTGGAGTATCAGATTACCCTGCTAACGATATGGCAGATACGACGTTGAGTCCTTTTACTATTACATCGACAACAGATAAAATAGATACAAGAGCAAGAGGACGTTATGCAAATTTAAAAATAGAAAACACAGGTGTTAGCGAATCGTGGAGATTCGGAACTTTTCAAGTAGACATTCAACCAGACGGTAGAAGGTAATGGCAAAGATAGTAGTAAGATTACCAGAACCTAAAAGAGAATATACTGAGGATAACCAAAGACAAATTAATAGAGCGTTAACAACTATTATAGAACAGTTAAACTCTACATACTTAACACAATTAAAAGAACAACAAGAAAGGTTTACGTGGTTTAATGGCTAACATTTATAGAAAAATAAATACTGATTTAATAACTACAGTAGAAAACATAGCATATACAGTTCCTTCAAACTCAAGAGCTTTAGTTAAATCTATTCATATATATAATGAAGGAGCAGGTGCTGCTGATGTTACAGTAAAAATTGAGTCGGCTGGTGTTACTTATTTTTATGATAATTCAGCTACCTTGGCCGCAGGAGCTAAAGAAGAATTTATACAAAATATATTAGTGTTACAAGAAAATGATAAGTTAAAATTTTTATCAGACATTACAGGACCAGATGTAACGGTCAGTTTATTAGAACTCAATAGGGAGGATAGATAATGCCTTTTGTAGAACAAGAAGAATCATTTGATCAGAAGATCATAGACGGCAAAAAAGTAATGGTGTATAAGCCTAGAGTTGAAATAACTATTAAGCACATAGGAACTGGCAGAGAGTATATGTCAGATATGGAAGCGCAAGCTGATGTAGATAGTGCAGTTACGGATACTAAAAAGGAACATATATCAAGAAGCGTGCATATTAAGGTCCAAAGTATACCTTTGGGAACTACTACCAACGCAGGATAGGAATTGACGAATGGTTAAAAACCTAGTAAATTGTAAGATACGCGCA